CTAAACAAACATCAGCTATAGAAAAAGAACAACGCACATTAGAAAAGTTAGAAAAAGAATTGGTGTTGCTGACTGAGCACAAATGCCATAGTTGTGGACAAGACATTCACGATGTCAAACATGAATCTATGATGACCGCTAAAGCCCAGCAAGTGCAAGACAGTCAAAATGCTGTAGTCGAACTGTCTACTGAATTAACTGCTCTCACAGATTCTATTGTGTTGATAGGAGAACTAGGAAACTGTCCTAAAGTACATTATGCAAACATAGAAGAAGCATTGGATCATAAAAATACAGTAAGCGGACTTGAAAAAGATCTAGCTGTTAAAGATGCAGAAACAAACCCCTACAGCGAACAAATCGACGAACTTAAGAAAACAGCCGTACAAGAAATTGATTGGGATTCAGTGAATAACTTGACCAAGGTCAAGGATCATCAAGAATTTTTGTATAAACTATTGACTAATAAAGATAGCTTTGTACGAAAACGCATCATCGATCAAAACTTGGCGTTCTTAAATCAACGACTGACCTACTATCTTGACAAAATTGGTCTTCCACATATTGTAGAATTCCAGAATGATCTAAGTGTTATCATCACCCAACTAGGTCAAGACCTAGACTTTGACAACCTGAGTCGCGGAGAACGCAATAGGTTGATACTAAGTCTAAGCTGGGCATTCCGAGATGTATGGGAAAATCTGTATCAGCCTATAAATCTGTTGTTTATCGACGAACTAGTAGACAGCGGTATGGATGCCAGCGGGGTTGAATCTAGTATAGCTGTGCTTAAAAAGATGACTCGTGAGAGAAATAAGAATGTTTTCTTAATTAGTCATCGAGACGATTTAACAAGTCGTGTAAATCACGTGCTTAAAGTTATTAAAGAGAACGGATTTACCAGCTATTCAACTGACGTAGAAATTATAGAATGAGTACAGACAGCCACGATAAAATGATTGCTGCTTTCCAGGAATATTTTAAGTGGCAAACGAGATTTGAATACAGTAATTCCGACGAAGCAGGCATAAAGGCAAGGTATTGGCTAAGTGAAATACGCAACGAGGCAAGTAATAGGCGAGTAGAAATACAAGAAAAACGAGAGGCACGAAAAATAGCCAGAAAAGGCAAGTTAGGCAGACCCCCGAAGGTAATTAAATGAGTGCAATGGACGTATCAAAATCAAATAATAGACGAAATACCAGAAGGCTATATTGGCTTTGTTTATATAATCACGAATAAAACCACCGGACAGAAGTACATAGGCAAGAAACTAGCACAGTTTAAACGCACCAAACCCCCACTCAAAGGCAAAAAACTTAAAAGAAGAAGTGTAGTAGAAAGCGATTGGCGTGAATACTATGGTTCATCTGATAGGTTAAACGCAGACGTCCAAGCATTAGGTCCGGAAAACTTCACAAGAGAAATCATTTATCTTTGCAAATCCAAGGCAGAACTATCATATCTAGAGGCAAGAGAGCAATTTGAACGTAGGGTTTTAGAATCCGACGACTACTATAATGGCATTATAAACGTCAGAGTAGGCGGTTCAAATATACTTAGACAGCGTCTTTTAGAACAATCAAAGGCAAAATAAAGCGGTTTTTGGCTTGCGCAGGCCTAAGTTCGTGCGCTCTAAACCTGGTCTACGTGTACACAGGGACGGAATTCCTTGCCGCAAAGGTACTCAGCAACTACCCATCTGGATGACGATCGCTACTAAGACCTGCGATTTTGCTGTTTGAAAAGAGAAAATAGGCAAAAAGAAGGGAGAAAAACCCTTAGGTTAGTGTATGTGTTAGCGTATATACATTAATCCACCGTTGGAAATTAAGACTAAGCTCGTGGTATCGGCCAACCGCCACTGTAAATGCTTTAACGCTAAGTGTATTGTGCAACTCACATAATGCTTCTTAACCCTTGCTTGGGTTAAGTGTGATTGAACAATCTACATAATACTTAAACACTTCGTGTTTTCATAACTTAAATACTTTCTAAAAAGAAAAAATGCGTTGAGCGAAAGCGATAACGCAAACGAGCGCAAGCTCGTTGATAACAATAAATAACATATAGATTTATATAGAAATATATCATGCGCATACAACATTTATTAGAACATCAACTATCTGAATCAAGAGCTATCTTGAGAGAAAGCTGTGATGGACTAACACAAGATCAACGCCGTATTGTAGAAGGCATCTACAATGAATTCATACCTCTTATTGAAGCTACCCTTACTGCTGATCAAATCAAACAACTATTCGGTTCTATAGAGAAAACCGCAACAGCTGGCGGATCTAATAGAACTGGGTTAGGCAAAGGCATTGATGTTGCTAAGAAAGCTGACGAGATCGTCAATAATGTAGGTAAGTGGCTGCAAGATACCACACCTGTTAAGATGGCGGATCAAAAATTTGAACAACTCAAGGCCAAGGTTGGAGCAAAATTTCCGGATCTAGACAAGCAGCTAACAGGTCTTGGATCGTGGATGAAAGAGAATCCAGGCAAAAGTGCCGCGGTCATTGGAGTGTTAACTGCATTGGCGTCATTGGCAGGCGGACCACTTGGCGGTGCTATTGCTGGTCAAGTACTACGTGGCGCTGCTGAATTAATCAAAGGCGAAAAATTATCCACTGCTGTAGGCAAAGGTGTTAAAACAGCAGCATATGGTGCTATAGCAGGATATATGCTAGATGGTATCGGTGATTGGCTAGGGGGCCTAAGAGCCGAAGTTGTGCCGTTTGATAAGGTGCCCGGATTAGTTCAACTAGATGTAGGAGTGTCAAGAACACTGACAGGTTTTGGCCAACAGATGAAACAACGAGTATATTCAGTGTTTGTACCAGAAGATCTTGCTGGTACTATGCAGGCCACTATTAATGCTGCTAGGGGCGGAGATGTAGATGCATTCAATCAAATTCTCGACTTTTCTAGAAACTTCAGCCGTAAAGATTATTTGGCTGGCATGGAAATTAGTAATCTTATTGCCAAAAGCATCGCCCAAGAAAATGATCTGTTCCTAAAAGGCATCGAAGCTGCTAATAAAATTATCACTGCTGCTGCTCAAGGATCAATAGCAGGAAAAATGGCTGCTGGCGACGTCAAAGTTGACGGCAAGCCCATCGTTCCTGAAGGCGGAGCTCCTAAAGAAAGCTATTACGTACAACAAAGACCACTCAGCGAAGGGCAGGTCTACATGATATTGAATCGCATCTGTGCTAGAAACGATTTGTTGATATCAGAGGGATTATTAAAAGAAGGTCCGATGGATTTTGTAAAAAATCTTGCAGCCAAAGGCATGGACAAACTTCGTACCACAGGTACTAATCTCACAACCAAAATTACCGCTGACAAATTAAATTCAGCTTGGCAAAAAGCAGGTAGTCCCACTGATACCGAAGAGTTGGCAAAATTTTTATCTACTCAGGGTATTGCCAAAGATGTAGTAGACACAGTATATGCAGAATTAAAACTGCCACCCCCACCGGCCGCGCCAGGCGCAGCGCCTGGACCAGGCGATAAAGGCTATTATGGCAAAGGTGATCCCGAACAGACCAAATTAACTGTTGCCAAGATGTCAGACCAACAGTTGGAAAAATTTCTCAGCAAATCCGTTGATCCGGATAATCCACATGTGCAGATAGCCAAAGCTGAATTAGAAAAACGCAAAGCCGGAGGCGGCGCAGCAAAACCAGAATCTTTGTATGCTCAAATCAAAGCAGATGTCAGTAAACTAGACAGCAAGAGCAAAAAAAGAATTAGTGCATACTTACAAAAACAACTAGGAACCGTATAACATGAGAATCAATCAAATCTTAACTGAACAAGAGCAACGTGAATTAGAAGAAGGCCCACTAGATACCATTGGCAGCGTAGCTAAAGGTGTAGGCAAGGTTGCTGGTAAGGTTGCTGGAGGCATTGCAAAAGGGGTCGGAGCTGTCGCAGGCGCTTATGGCGGTATCAAGAAAGCATTTGGTGCAGGCAAACAAGCTGCTACTGATTACATTGGTAATGTTGGCACAGGGACTAATGTTGATGTAGGGGATGAAGATCCAGCAGCGGCACCAGCGGCGGCACCAGCGGCGGCACCAGCGGCGGCACCAGCGGCGGCACCAGCAGCAGCGCCATCGGGTGGTGGCGGAGCAGCACCCGCAGTTCCGCCTACTGGCGGAGCAACACCCCCAACAACACAACAGATTAATCAACAAGGTCCTAAAGGAACTGCTCCAGCTAAAGCACAAACTGGAGTAGCAGCACAGGCTTTACAAAAAACAGCCCAAGGATTAGCAGGAGCTAGCACTGAAAAAGCTGGACAAACAATGTATGCTCAAGTCAAAGCAAACATTGACAAGTTAGATAAGAAAGGCAAGCAAAGAATTTTACAATTATTACAGAAGTCTGTATCAGCACCTGATCCTGCTGCCGGAGCAGGAGCAGCCCCTGCAGGCGCTGGAGCAATAGGTGCAATGGCAAAACAACTAGGTGGTGCAGCAAAACCAAATACAATGGCTAATGCCCCAGTAAGTAAAACAAATACTGCCAAACCGGGCAATCCAAACGCTGCACCGTCTGGCAATTTTGATCCTAACACTGGCAAACCAATTAGTGCAGCAGGGCAAGCTCAAGTTAAATCCGCAGCAGACTTTGCAGCCAGTCCACAAGGTAAAGCGATAGATGCTAAACAAGCT